CTCAAACTGTAACCCATTAGGTGACTGTCTAAAGCCTCCTATAATACCCTGTCCATCAGAAGCACCAAGGAAGATACGGAACTGTGTTTTTTGTCTAATGACTACTGCATCTATCTTTTCAAGGTCAATATCAAATACAACATCAGTAAAAATAGACTGTATGTTTTTTGAGACAGTTTCTAAATTTACATCGCCAATTTTAGCAGTACCAGAAATAGGACGTAGACCATCTTGTGAAAGGAATAGCAGATCCCCACCAATTTCAAGGATGCTATCTGAAGCCATACAACCTAGGTTATCTGTAACTTCCTTTAAAGTAAAGTTGGCTAAGTTATTACCTTCGAGTCTTTTAATATTAGTTATACCAAAGATATAAAGTTGATCACGGAAAGCTTTTATTGCGACAATAGGGAATCCAACATTAATAACTCCTGCACCATTGGCAGGTAAAAAGTCTGTCTCATTTAAAGGAGAACTAAAATATAGGTTAAAATTGTCAGTTGGGTCACCAGCTAAGAACATGTGGTTTGCAAAAGAGGCAGAGAACTTAGGGCTGTTTGGTGCGTTGCTGTCTGTTATTTGAATATAGTTTGAGCCATCATACGTAGCAGCAGGATTTATACCATCTGTCAGAATAACCTTTGCGCCTGACCAGTTGTATTTAAGAAACCTTACTTTAGCTACGTTTGTCATTGTGGGTGCAGTAGGTCTATATTGACCAGCACCTGACCCCACTTCAATATTACCTGTGACCGCACCACCTGCTGCTATCTGAGTAATAGTATTAAAGAAGTTTGTACTTGTTACTGTGGCATCTGCAGCTGGACCTGTTACTATTTCTACAAGAGCGGTGCCTAAGTAGTCCGTGCCTGTAATAGTAAAAGATACACCTGATACATCTCCACCAGCAGAAAAAATAGTAACTTTTCTAGGTTGTAGGGATGCAGCAGTGGTAAAGTTAATTGTGTTGCTTGAGTGCAGGGCACCGTTAATAACTAGGTTAGCTGCACCGCTAGTAGTTTGTGCAGCACACACACCATCTCTATCATTAGCAACTACACTAGAGTTTATGGCGACCCAGCTACCGTCACCAGACGGATTCCACCTATGCAAATAGTCACTGCCAGAGCTAGGTTTACGTGCTCCGAAGATACCATCCTGTATTCCATCAACAACAGCTACACCTAGTACATTACCCGTGCCACCTATAGTACCATAGTCATTACTATAGCCACTTATCTTACGATAGCCACCAGTAACAGCTGGCTCGTAGTTAATAAGTACTGTAGCCGAACCAGGTGCAGTTTCAGTTTGTGACAACACATCCCGGCTAGTATCTAGGCCACCAGCACAAAAAACTTTATATGAGGCTAAGTTATCAGCCATTCATTGATGTCCTATTAAGAACAGTTGACCGTAAAGAAATCTTATCGTCAAGCAGAATACGGCGCATTGTTTTAATACCCTCTTGAAAGTTTTGTTGATGGATAGCTGCACTCTGTTCGTTACTTCTAAAACGCATCATGTACATCATAGCACCATCAATAATAACGTGTTTAAATCTGTCCGGTATAATAGCTGTATCATCATAAAGTTCAAGGTCTGCAGGAAAAGACCAATAAATATATTCTATTTGGTATGCCTTATCTGGAATTGGTGTAACACCAAACTTAGATTCTTGTGTCTGATACACATGCTCTGGTGCAGAGTCTCCTGTAGTCTGATTGGCATTATCATCGGCTTGTCTAAAACGAGAGATGTATTCTTCGTAGGAGATAGGAGAAAGTCTTCTTGGTTGGTTATTTGCTGAGGTTAATTTTTTAAGGTAAAAAGTACCCCAGTCAACTGAAGCCATGTCGGCTGGAAAACTATATTGACGGGTACCTACTGTAAGTGTCTGTGTATAAGTTTGTTTTAAAAAGGGCCACTCTTGACCATCTTGTAAAATAGCACGGATACTACTGTTGATAGTATCTTTAGAAAGAGCTTGTACGTTACGAACGGTATCAAAGCCATCGCCAGAAACCTCTAGTGTGACTTCATTTAATCGTCTTAGCAATTCATTTATAAGCTGTACGTATGTAGCCATTCTGAGTTTCCTTAAGATACAATAATGGGGCCAGCAGAAGCCAGCCCCAATATTTAGTTATTTAAGTGTTGTCACGGGCTGCTGTTGCAGCGGTGTGAACACCAACTTCAGAGACATCCATCAACATGGCAAACACACGGAGTTTACCAGCAGTGAAAGTTGCACCAGAACCAGCAAAGGTTAGGTCCAATGTATCTGAAGAAGGACTAACAAGAACACCCGCTTGTGCTACTGTTGGTGCATAGACAAGGTCAGTTGCTCCATCAATATCAAATGCAGTGATGTACTCATCAGGGTCAACCGCTGTACCAAGAGTGATAGTAGCGTCTGTACCCGTGTTTTGAGTTGCACTTTCCGTAACTTGCATACCAGCCCAAAGAATAACATGTGAAGCAGGCACGGTAAGTGCTTGAACAATGTCACCAGATGAACAATCAATTGCACTTGAAGTAAGGTCAATTGTATTTTCGATCATGTAGGGTTTACGTGAAGGATTACCTGCTCCACGAGTGGGTGCTAAAAATGTAGTTAAAGTAGCCATAAGTTTATCCTCCCTTATGCTGCGTTATATTTAGCGGTTACAATGCCTTCAGGACGAAGGATCTTGCGACCGTATAGATGCATACCACGAACAATGTCAGCAAAGCTGTCAGGGTCACGGTAGCTCTCAGTTTTGTTGATCTGCTCGGCAGTTGCTACAGCAGAATCATGACCAGCTACGATAGCACCGTAGTTAGCATTTTGGTTTGCTGTACCAGTTGTACCTGAACCAGTACCTACTGAAGGCAAGTTGCTTGAAGTATATACACGGAAGCCGTGGAAGTTATTCAAGACAAGACCATTACGAAGGCCACCAGATTCACCGAAGTCTGCGTTGAAAAGACGTGAGTCTTCGTCACGAAGGATTTCCATAAATACTGGATCTACTACCAGCCAACGACCTTGTGTATCAACTTGCTGTTGATCAAGAAGGCGACCCATACGAGCAACAACCATTGCTGGTGAAGCATATGCAGTTGGGAGAGCAGTTGCACCCGGCAAACGAGCAGCTACTGGAATCGAATGATCACCAGCGGATGACGTTGTAATGTTACCGAAGCTACCTTTGATCAACTTCATGTTAGTCAGAAGTTCATCTGTACCAGCTGTGGAAACTGCGAGAGTTCCGTTAGTCTGGTCGTTTACTGCATCAGCAGAAGCGTTCAAAGAACTTTGCTTATAACCTGCTAAGTAACCCAATACTTCTTGGTCGTACTGATCAGCCAAGCGGTAAGCCGCACGGTTGGTAGCAAGATCCATGAAATTGACGTGGCTGTGAGCCTCCTCGATATCGTCCATTTTAAAAGCAAAGTAGTTAGCTTTATCTACGGTCAACGAGAAATCGGCATCATCCAAGTCCTGTGCGGTGATCTGGGCACCACGTGTGTAGGCTGAAACGCTTACCTCAGGTTCTTTGATGATTTTGACGGTATCGCCCTGATTTGCAATTTCCCCAAAATAATCAGAGTTTGTGATATCACCACATACTGTAGATTTGCGGAATGCGAGTTGTACTTTTTTGGAATAAATTATGGAGCTGAAATTGCCATTGGGCAAGTTCCCGTGTCCACCTGTTGTTGCGAATGCCATTGTAATTCTCCTAGAATGTTTGGCTTATGATTCAAAGATGTATACGAGTGTAAGGTATACACCTTAACTCAAAGAAGCTGCACAAGACGAAGAGGCTGAAGTGTTTCTAGGGTGCAGACAAACGTGATTTGGCCGATCACGTAAGACTGGGCCTATACTTTGACAGGTAAGTCTTCTGATGTTTTAGCTTTTTAATGTGAAGGAAAGGATAAAGGTGGGGTAGTTCTATGTAGAAGGCCCACACTTGACCTCTAGTTATACTGATGACATGACTGATGTCAACAGGTTATCGTGCAGAACCTGTAATATCATAGACAAATCTTCCATTACGCATGGCGTCTGTGATAGCTTCTTCACGTTTCTCGAACTCAGAAGCAGACATTTTTGCCACATCAGACTCTTTAATCTGCTGGGAAGATCCTTCGGCGTCTACTTTAGTTCTGGAACCTCTAGCTATCGAAGTGGCTGCTGCCTTACTCGTAGCTTTCTTACGGTCTTTAGTAAGACCAT